TCTCGCACGGATGACAAGTATCGTGCCTCTTACGGGGTAAATGTAGAAAGCCATCCAAGACAGTGCATCATTGTAGGCTCCACCAATGCAGAGAGCGGTTTCCTTCGTGACATTACAGGCAACCGCCGTTTTTGGCCTATCCGTGTTCATGGAAATGGCAAGAAAAAAGCATGGCAGTTGTCAAAAGCAGAGGTTGACCAGATATGGGCGGAAACCCTCGTTCTCTATCAGAAGGGAGAAAAATTGTATCTTGAAGGCGAAGATGCACAGTTGGCCGTAAACGAGCAGGCAGATGCAATGGAAACTGATGAGCGTGAAGGCTTAGTGCGAGAATACCTTGATACCCTTCTGCCGAAGAACTGGTCTGATCTGGGAATTTATGAACGCAGAAACTACCTGAGTGGTAACGAGTTTGGGGGTAAGCCAAACGGCACGGAACAGCGCCAGTATGTCTGCAACATGGAAATCTGGTGCGAATGCTTCGGGCGTGACGGTGCATCCATGAAACCTGCGGACTCCTATGCGATAGCAGCCATTATGCGAAAAATCGAAAATTGGGAGAAAACCGAAAGGACAACCTTTGCTATTTACGGACGACAGCGAGGATACAAGAGGAAGTTGTCCAAGTAAGGCTACTCGGACGGGTGGGAGTTGTCCAGTAAGGTGTCCTCTCACTCGTCCATTAAGGAAACCCAATAAATATAACGATTTTTAATGGTTTAAGGACAACCGGACAACCTCTAACCTATTGAAATAAAAATAAAAGAAAAGTAGTTCAGTGGGTGCGTGTATGTATGTGTACGCGCGTATAGGAATTTTTAGGGTGTTGTCCATCCGGTTGTCCGAAAGGAGTAAATAATGCGTGAAAAACAGATAGAGCAAAAGCTGGTGACAGCAGTTAAAAATATGGGAGGCATCGCACCGAAGTTTGTAAGTCCCGGTTTAGATGGTGTGCCGGACCGCCTGGTGCTTTTGCCGATGGGGAGAATGGCTTTTGTAGAATTCAAGGCTCCCGGCAAAAAGATGCGTCCTTTACAGATAAGACGAAAAAAGCAGTTGGAGAGCCTCGGCTTTAAGGTTTACTGCGTTGACAGTGTAGAACAGATTGGAGGTGTGATTGATGCGATACAATCCTCATGAGTATCAGACCTATGCAACAAACTTCATATTGGAACATCCAGTGGCGGCAGTTCTCCTTGAGATGGGTCTTGGTAAAAGCGTCATCACACTGACTGCCATTTACGAACTGATGCTGAACCGCTTTGAGGTACAGAAGGTTTTGGTGATTGCACCCCTTCGTGTGGCAAGGGATACCTGGCCTGCGGAGATTGAAAAGTGGGAGCATCTGACGGGTCTTACCTATTCGGTGGCAATCGGAACGGAGGCAGAAAGGCTTGCAGCCTTAAGGCGTCCTGCCCACCTGTACTTAATCAACAGAGAAAATGTGGACTGGCTGATTACAAAAAGCGGTGTCCCCTTTGATTTTGACATGGTGGTGATTGATGAGCTTTCTTCCTTTAAGTCTCATGCGGCGAAAAGGTTCAAAAGCCTTCTGAAGGTAAGACCAACGGTAAAAAGGATGGTAGGACTTACGGGTACTCCTTCCAGTAACGGTTTGATGGATTTATGGGCGGAGTTCCGCATCCTCGATATGGGTCAGAGGCTTGGCAGATACATCACCCATTACCGAAATAACTTCTTTGTGCCGGATAAGAGAAATCAGCAGATGATTTTCTCCTACAAGCCAAGACCTGGTGCGGAGGATGCCATTTACAGACTGATTTCGGACATTACGATATCCATGAAATCAGCGGATTTTCTGAAAATGCCGGAATGCATTATAAACGAAGTCCCTGTTGCCCTTTCGGAAAAAGAGTGGTCGGTGTACCAATCCTTGAAGGAAGATATGGTGGTAGACCTTAAGGATGAGGAGATTGATGCCGTAAACGCTGCAGCACTTTCCGGAAAACTTCTTCAGATGGCAAACGGTGCCGTCTATAACGAAGAAAAAGAGGTCATTCACATCCATGACCGAAAATTGGATGCCCTTGAGGATTTGATTGAGGGTGCAAACGGAAAGCCTGTGCTTGTGGCATATTGGTACAACCATGATTTGCAGAGAATCAAGGAGCGTTTTTCGGTAAGGGAAATAAAAACAAGCCAGGACATCAAGGATTGGAATAACGGAGATATTCCCGTTGCCGTTATTCACCCTGCAAGTGCGGGACACGGATTAAATATCCAGTTCGGCGGTTCTACGATTATATGGTTTGGGTTGACCTGGTCACTGGAACTTTATCAGCAGACCAACGCCCGCTTGTGGAGACAGGGTCAAGAGAGTACCGTGGTCATCCATCATATTATTGCCAAGGACACCATTGACGAGGATGTTATGAAGGCACTTCGTAAGAAGGAAAAAATCCAATCGGCACTTATCGATTCCGTAAAGGCAAGAATTGGAGGTGCTGCCCATTGACCGACCCTTATGAAAATCTCGCAAACAGCATCATCCTGTTAGCCGTGAAGGACTACAGGGCAGCACTTAAGAAACTGAAAAAATGGCCCAGAAATGAGTCAGCAAAAATTATGAAGGACGAGGTGGAGAGGTTCTTCCGCTCTGCGTGGTATAGGGAACTTACCTCAGTGGATGGAGAGTTTTTAATCTCCAAATTACAAGCGGAGGTGGAAGAATCGTGAAAGTTAAAGAATATTTAGGACAGGCATACCGATTAGACCAAAGAATCAACTCGGATATTGAGGAACTTGGGAAACTGAGGGAAATGTCGAGCAGCATTTCTTCTCCCACTTGGGAGGAGCGTGTACAAACCTCAAGAAATACGGATGCCCCTTTTGTACGCAGCGTTTTTAAGATTATGGAGTTGGAGGATAAAATCAACGCCGAAATCGACAACCTTGTGGAACTGAAAAAACAAATACGCACGGTTATTGATGAGGTTGCCAATACCGATGAGCGTATGGTGTTGCGTTACCGCTATATCCATAACCTTACCTGGGAGCAGATTGGAGATGAACTCCATGCCGACAGAACCACGGTGTACCGTTGGCATAACAGTGCCATCAACCATGTGACCATGCCGGAAAATCCAATCAAAATATAAAGCCTGCACACTTTGCAACACTTTGCAACAAGATACTACAGTGGCAATTATGATATGATATAATCAGCGAAAAGCAGAATGAAACCAAGCCTTGAGGGAGTAATCCTTCAGGGCTTTTCTTATGCCCAAGGGAGGTGAAACAAGTGCCAAGAAGACCAAAGCGACCGTGTTCTTTTCCCGGCTGTCCCAACCTAACGGACGGGAGGTTCTGTGAGGAACATGAAAAGCAGGAAAATAAACGCTACGAAACCTATGACCGTGACCCCGCTGTGCGTAAACGTTACGGCAGAGCGTGGAAAAGGATAAGGGATTCGTATGCTGCCACCCACCCGCTGTGTGAGATGTGCCAGGCTGAAGGAAAGCTGACACCAACGGAAGAGATACATCACAAGCTGCCGTTGTCACAGGGTGGAACTCATGCAAGAGATAATTTAATTGCTCTTTGTAAGTCCTGCCATGCGAAGATTCATGCAGAAAGCGGCGACCGTTGGCATAATCACTGCCCTCGGTAGGGCGGGTCAAATCTCCGGGACCTAAATCCCGTGCAACGGGCGTGGGGTTTCGTGTGAAAAAATTGCGAAATCAAAAGGGTAATAAGGCCCGCAGACAGAAAGGCGGTGAGAATCGTGCCAACAAAATCGAATAACACAGGCGGCCGTGGCGGAAAACGTCCGGGTGCAGGTCGTAAGCCGAAGTCCAATCTGGAAAAGGCGCAAAGCGGCAACCCCGGCGGTCGCAAACTAACGATGCTGGATATTCCCGATGTGGAGGGTATCCAGATGCCGAAGCCAAATGAACTGCTCAGTGCAAAGCAGCGTGACGGTACGGAACTGAGGGCAAAGCAGATTTATGAGGATACATGGAACTGGCTCAATTCCATCGGCTGTGCGGGTTATGTTTCCCCACAGACCATTGAGCGTTATGCCATGTGTGTGGCGAGATGGCTGCAGTGCGAGGAGATGACAAACGAGCTGGGATTTTTATCAAAGCATCCCACAACCGGAAAGCCTGTCACCTCCCCGTTCATCAATATCGGCATCAACTATATGAACCAGGCCTCAAGGCAGTGGGACAACATCATGCAAATCGTAAAAGAAAACTGTTCCGTGGATTTCTCCGGTACCAATCCGAATGATGACCTGGAACGACTATTGCACCAACGAAAGGGGTTATAATCATGATTGAAAAAGTAAATCCGAGCCATCCGGACAAGGTGGCAGACAGAATCGCAGGAGCCATTGTGGATCTGGCTTATGCAAAAGAAGAAAATCCGAAAATTGCTGTGGAGGTTTTAATCGGTCATGGTGTGTGCCATACCATTATTGAAACCACAGCAGATTTGGATAAAGCAGAAATTATAAATGCCGTGCATCGTATCGCAGGTGTGATGGATACGGACATCGTTATCATTCCCCAGGATAAGCACCTGTCGGATAATCAGAAGGATGGTGTGCGTTGCGGAGATAACGGTATCTTCAAGGGTATGCCTCTGACACAGGAGCAGCAGGAACTTTCCCGCATTGCCCGTGACATTTACGGCAGATGCCCTTATGACGGAAAGTACATTATGGACGGTGTTCGCCTGATCATCTGCCAGAGCAATGTGGAAACGGCAGATTTGAAGAGACTCTATCCTGGTGCGGAAATCAATCCCCTCGGTGACTGGACAGGCGGCACGGATGTAGATACGGGTGCTACCAACCGTAAGCTGGGCAGTGATATGGCTGATTCCGTTACAGGCGGTGGTCTGCACGGTAAGGATTTATCCAAGGCAGATGTGTCTGTAAATATCTATGCGTTCTTAAAAGCACAGAAAACCCAAGAACCTGTGCAGCTTTGCTGTGCCATTGGAGATGACACCATTGATGGCAAGCCATATGCGGAAATCGTAGAGATTGCCCGTCAGTACATTCAGAACCTCGGCGGTTTTGAAAAGTTCGCTGAATGGGGTCTGTATTAAGGAGGGTGCTATGGGAAGAACAACAACGCAGATGGAACTTGTTGCCATTACAAAATTGGTGCCGTATGTAAATAATGCCCGCACCCACTCCCCGGAGCAGATTTTGAAGCTCCGTTCTTCGCTCCGTGAGTTCGGCTTTATCAATCCTGTCATTATTGATAAGGATTACGGCATCATTGCCGGACACGGACGTGTGATGGCAGCCAAGGAAGAAGGCATCGATGAGGTGCCTTGTGTTTTTGTGGACTACCTTACCGAGGCACAGAAGAAAGCATACATCCTTGCCGACAACCGTATGGCGCTTGACGCAGGATGGGATGAGGAAATGCTGAAAATCGAAATCGAGTCCCTGCAGGGCATGGATTTTGATATCGGTCTTGCGGGCTTTGACGATGATGAAATCGCAGACCTCTTTGCCGGGGATGATAAATCCGATGTGGAAGAGGACGATTTTGATTTAAACGATGCTTTGGAAAAGGCTGCCTTTGTGGAGCGTGGCGATGTGTGGACGGTGGGCAGACACAGACTGATGTGCGGTGATGCCACCAATCCCGATGATGTTGCAAGTCTTATGGACGGCAAGAAAGCCAACCTTGTGCTGACCGACCCTCCGTATAACGTTGCCTTTGAAAGTTCCGATGGTCTGTCAATTAAAAACGATAAGATGGCAAGCGAGAAGTTTTATGAATTTTTGCTTTCGGCATTTCAGAATATGGCTGCCCACCTGGAAAAAGGCGGTGCAGCATACATTTTTCATGCCGACACGGAAGGCTTGAATTTCCGTAAGGCATTTATCGATGCAGGCTTTCACCTTTCCGGCTGCTGCATTTGGGTGAAAAATTCCTTAGTGCTTGGCAGAAGTGATTATCAGTGGCAGCACGAACCTGTGCTTTACGGTTTCCTTCAGAACGGCAAGCACTACTGGAGCAAGAACGCAGGCAGAAGCCAGACCACCATCTGGAACTTCGATAAGCCGAAGAAAAATAAAAACCATCCGACTTCCAAGCCACTCGACCTTTTGGCATATCCCATCGGCAATTCCAGCCGTGAGAATTCCATTGTGGTTGATACATTCGGTGGCAGCGGTTCTACCTTGATGGCTTGTGAGCGTACCAACCGCATCTGCCATACGATGGAACTGGATGAAAAGTACGCATCGGTTATCCTCCGCAGATATGTGGAAGATACGGGTGATGCAGACGGTGTATTTGTTATCCGTAACGGTGTGCAGATACCTTATGCCGACCTTGTGAAGGAGGTTGGTGCAGATGAATAAGAAACCTATGACCCTCGGTAGCCTCTTTGACGGCTCCGGGGGATTTCCTTTGGGAGGCTTGATTTCCGGTATTACCCCTTTGTGGGCATCGGAAGTTGAGCCTTTTCCTATTCGTGTAACAAGCAAGCGTATCCCTAAGATGAAGCACCTTGGAGATATTTCAACTATCAACGGTGCAGAGGTTGAACCTGTAGACATCATCACATTCGGCAGTCCCTGCCAGGATATGAGTGTGGCGGGAAAACGCAGTGGTCTTGATGGAGAACGCTCCTGCCTGTTTTACGAAGCAATCCGAATCGTAAAAGAAATGAGGTGTAAAACCAATGGCGAGTATCCAAGATACATCGTGTGGGAAAATGTCCCCGGCGCCTTCTCCTCAAACGCAGGAGAAGATTTCAAAGCAGTCCTCGAAGCAGTCGCGTCCGTCAAAGGTGACTATGCTGTCCCTTGCCCTCCAAAAGGAAAATGGACAGGAGCAGGAGAACTGTTGGGAAATGGTTTCAGTATCGCCTGGAGATGTGTTGACGCGCAGTTTTGGGGAGTTCCCCAAAGAAGAAGACGTATCTATCTTGTCGCAGATTTTAATGGTGGGTGTGCCGGGAAAATATTATTTGAGTCAGAAGGCTTGTTTAGGAATCTTGAAACGAGCCGATGCCCGTGGAAAAGAACTGCCGGAACTTCTGAAGAAAGCACTCCTGCGACAGGCATCGTCTTAAATGACCAGGGTGGCAATCGTATAGATGTCACCGATGATGTGACCTGCACCCTTCGTGCCGAAGCACATCATCCGCCTTGCGTGATGGAGTCTGCGGGATTTTGCACGGAACATTCTGCCGATAGCCGTGGCATTGGCTATGAGGCAGAAAAATCTCCAACACTTCGTGCGGGAGTTGTTCCTGCAACCGTATATGAAAACCACTCCCAGGATACCCGTTATGTGGGTCCCTTGGATGTGGCGCAGACTGTGGCTGCGACCTACGGCACAGGCGGAAACAATCAGCCGTTTGTAGTAGAGCCCACTGCTTTCGGTGTCTGCTCAAAAGATAGCAATGCAATGAAGTCTGCAAATCCCAACAGCGGATTTTATAAAGCGGATACTTCCCGCACTCTCGATGGCAATGGAGGAAATCCTACTTGCAATCAGGGTGGCATTGCCATTGTGGAAGGAAACGGTTCTCGTCCTTCCCACCACGGTAACGGTTATACCGAAAGTGATGTCATGTACACTTTGAACACCGTAGACCGCCACGCCGTTGTCTATGCAATCGACCGTGAAAGTTATAACTGCGGTCAGAACTTCGCAAGGAATATGGGTATCAGTGATGAGGGTGTCAATTCCACACTGAAAGCCACAGGGCCCGATGCGGTTGCCGTTCCCACCTACTCAAGCAGCAAGGCATCGTTCTTTACTTCTGCGGAAGAGGAACTCGCCAACACTTTAGTAGCTACGGATTACAAAGACCCTCCGCTTGTCAACGATACCGATGCGGATCTGGAATACATTGTGCGTAGGCTTACCCCTACGGAATGTGCAAGGCTCCAGGGATTTCCGGATTGGTGGTGTGCTGACCTCGGTGAGAAACTTCCTTCTGAAGAGGAACTCACACGGTGGGCAGAAATCTTTGAAACACATCGTAAGATTGTGGGAACATCAAGTAAACCGAAAACACGGAAGCAGATATTCAAGTGGCTGCAGAACCCTCATTCCGATTCGGCGGAGTATAAGATGTGGGGCAACGGCGTGGCACTGCCAAATGTGGTTTATGTGCTGACGGGCATCGTGTACTATACACAAAACGGGGCGGAATAAATCTACAGAAATCCTCCCTGGTATTTGCACATATGACTTGCTATTTATCGGCTTTAGAGTGATATATGTAGTACCGAAAATTAAAGGAGGATTTCTATATGAGAATTCATTACAATGTACCCGGTAAAAAACGCAAGGAACTGGCACAGACCATAGCCACCTGGCTTGAGGTTGATTGCAGGTATAAGGGAGTTCCTTCCTGCGCCTACGAAGTAGACTACTTCACAATCGACAAGGAAGGCAACCTGCTGTTTGATGATATGGCAGACAGCGAGGTCATTGAGAGACTGTTAGAACATCTTTACGATGAAGGTTTTGAGAGCGACTTCTCCGCTTACGATAGCGAACAGCAGGAGCCTGTTATTGAGGGCGAAGAACCCTTGGCGGATTGCCCTCCGGCTTACCTTTCCGAAGACCCTGCCGAGCCACAGAACGAAATCGTTGGCCTTACGGTGGCGATTCCCCTTGATAAGGTGGTGGTGGGAAACCTTACGAACCTTCTGGATGCCAAGGGCAGTCTTATAAAAAAGGCACTCGGAATTACGGCAACCCCAATCGAAATCGGAGAGGATAGGATTTCCTTCCCTTGGTTTGAGGATGGATTGGATGCTGACGAGGTCAAGACTTACACACACTTCATTGCAGCCCTTTGTGAAATGAGCCGAAATCAGAAACGCATCAGCGCCACGGAAAAAGCGGTGGACAACGAGAAATACGCATTCCGCTGTTTTCTCCTCCGCCTCGGCTTTATCGGAAACGAATACAAGACCGAGCGAAAAATCCTGCTCCGCAATCTTTCCGGCAGCAGTGCTTTCAAAGGAGGTGCCAAGCATGAGATTTCCGAATAAAGAAACAGTGGAGCGTGTACGCAAAGCCTACCCTGTAGGCTGCCGTGTGGAACTGGTGCAGATGGAAGATATGCAGGCACCACCCATTGGCACGAAGGGTACGGTTCGAGGGGTGGATGATACTGCCTCCATTATGGTTCGTTGGGATAACGGCTCCGGCTTGAATGTAGTGTACGGTGTCGATAGTTGTCGAAAATTGGATGCTGTGAAGATTACCTGCTACGGTCAGACGGAAGTCTGGGACAGCAGAAAAGAAGCGGCAGATTTTTACCTTAGAGCCATTGCGGACTCCGAGGGCAGCGAGTGTGAACGCTATACCAAAATTTACACCGAGTTGCTTATGGGCAAGGAGGTCTGCACCGATGAATAAAATCAAGGAACAGATACTC